TTTTATTGGTTGAAATACTAGATCATCATCAATCCATTTAAGTTCATTATAGTTGAATTTAAGCCTATTCTCAAACTCGTATATTTCCTCAAATACATAATTCTTTTTTCCTTTTAACAGTTCATCTATTATTGATTCATTTAATAGTGATTTACTTGAATTGATGAATCTTAAGCCATATTCTTGATTGAAAGCATCTTCCCCTCCTATGTCTTTTATGGCTTCTTCTTTCCAGGTGGTCAGTTCAGCAATCACTCTTATTGGAACTTCGTGTCCTTTTTTGTCAATAAAAGTCATGGACTTTACCTCTTCATCTGAACAAAATTCGTTGTTATATACAAATATTATATCTTTTTGTAAATCTATATTATATCTCATGTCAATTTTTGTCTTTGACTGCCATTTTGCTCTTATCAATTCGTATATTTCTTCTTTTGTTACTCCATGCTCATACATTTTATGATTATTTAATCTCATATATGTCACGAATCTTCCAGGAACTTGATACCAGTAAACTCTCATTGGTTTATAGTTATTTTTCTGTGGATCTCCATCTGGTCTTTCCGCATCAGTTAATAATCTATGAAATAGATTCATACCATTCGGAGTTGATGTTATTATAATCTTTGAGTTTTGAACGGCTGATGTTACTGGAAAGGCTGCTGTATAGTATGGTTCTATTATATTTGATGGGATATGTGCGAACTCATCTAAGTAAAGAACGTCAATGGTAAAACCGATAGCTGGTGTTTTTGTTCTCGCTGATGTTTTAATTCTACATCCATTTTCAAAGGTTAATGATTTCTGATTCCAGGTTTTAATACCTGGTTTTAAGAAGAATGGTAGCAATGTATAGATTGACTTCATTTTATCTACAATCTCAACAGCTGTATCACCCTTATTCGCCACAATCATGATATTCTTATCATTGTTGAATAAAATTGTATGCAGCATAAATATTGATGCTGATATTGTTTTACCAACCTGACGAGACGCCATTAATATGTTGAATCTATTACTTACAAAGTTATCTAATATTTCCTTTTGATAGTCCCTTAGGAGTATATTACCGATGGATCCATCTTCCCTTTTAGTTTTACAATATTTTTCGGTAAAATAATGAATATCTAGAGCACATTTCACATATTCTTGTTGCTCTTCAGCTGTCATCCTAAAAGCTATACCCGCCCTTCTTAATCCGACTTCACTTTTCAACCATGGATTCTCATATCTTTTAAGTGATATCCCATCGTTTATCCTATCTGTTGATTCATCAACCAATTTGGTTGTGAATATCATTTGTCTTTCTTTTATTTTAATCGGCATATAAAATCTAATTTATTTTTAATCTCAGAAACTTCTGATATTCTGATTAATATAATACCTCTATTTTTACAATAATCATTTTTTATTTGATCTCTCTTTTTTGTCTTTTCGAATTCGGAGATTCCTCCGAATAGAACTCTTGGTTCTCTGTGTTGTATTCCATCAAACTCTACACAAATATTATACTTCGGTAGGTAGAAGTCATATTTTAGTTTTTTGATATTTATGCAGTCATCGAAGGTATAATTTTTAATGTATTCTATTTTTCTTGAATCGAAAAATGATGATACACATCTTTCACCGTAAGATTCATAACATAAAGGACACCCATGTCCTCTAACATGTTTGTATGGTTTTTGGATAAAGGGTCCGTGTTTTTTACAAATTATTTCAATTGGATCTATCTGGTTCACTAGATATATTTTCGAATAATCATATCTATCCCCATTTATTTCCTTACATCTTTTTATAAACTCATCTGTTGATATCCTCTGTGTTGATAGTGTCTTTTCCCTTCCACATTTTATACATCCTCTTCCGTTTAGATGTGAATTTGGTTGTTGACTAAATGTTCCATGTATTGGACAAATAATATCTATGGGTATTCTAACCCCTTTATAATCCGAAATTGAATAATCGTAAAAGTCACCATGTATAACCTTCGATTTTTTTATGAATTCTTCAGTATTTGATTTTTTCCTACTAAAGCTTTCGAATTTTTCCATAGGTATCAGTATTTTTTAATATATATTGTAAAAAACCGCCTTTCCATGTCGAAAACAGAAAATGAAAGAAATAGACTTCAAGATGAGTTTGACCAAATACAGTCTCAGGGAAATGATTTTGATATATCCAAACACTTGGCCAAACCAGAAGATTTGCCTGATTTAGGTGAAATACAGATTTATGATTATGAATCTGATATTACTGTTTCTCAGCAACAATCAATTGATGTATTGGACTCTTTAATTGACTTATACTTTAGTGATTTGCCCCAGTTAAAAGAACATTCTTATATAAAGAATAAAAAAAAGGAAGATGCTCAAGTTTATGCTGAAGCCATTTTTCTTACTAGAATGACGAGAAGAAATTTTATTAATCAGCTCAGACAGGTAGATAATGGTGACAACTCAGCAAGAATGCATGAAGTTGTTAACCAGACTATTGGTCAAATGAGGGAAAATGCTAAATTTTTATCAAACCAAAGAACAGAGTTAGAGAAGTTTTACAAAACTTTGAGAAACGATTTAGGATATACTAGTATTGATAATCCAGAGGTACAAAAATCACAAGAAAAAGAAGAAGGTGATTCTTCTGGAGAAGTTTTAAGTAATAGAGATTTAAATGAATTAATTAAGGCTGCGCTAAATAAAGATGGCAGGAAAGGTTAACATCTCCATCTAAAAGATTCGAATGTTTTTATAACATTTGGTAATCTTACGCTAATTATTGTTCTAATAAATCTGTTAACTTTATTAGGAGTAATAAGATTCAAATTCAATATTTTTTCGGTTTTCTTCAATTTTTCTTTTATTCTTGAAGATAAATTCTCTTCGGAATTATTCATTAAAAATAATAGTATTTCAGAGTATTTCTTAGCCATGTCTATTGTTAAGGAATCATCTTCATAGAAAGATATCTCGTTATATTCGGTTATTTCTTGATCAGTAAATTTATCTTTTTCAGTTTTTAGACCAACTAAGTGCTGAAGTAATAATCTTATTTTTTTATGTGATATACTATCTTTTGATCTATTGAAAAAGGTTTCTGTTATATAATAATAATTTTTAATTTTAAGACCTTCATTTAATAGTTTGTCTTCTAATATAGTAATATATTTTTCATAATTTAATTTACTATTCTTTGAGCAAATTATATAGATATCGTCTATTGAATTCTTAAGTGGTTTTATAATTTCTAAATTTATATTGAAATCTAAATTGTTGATTATCTCTCTATTTAAGAATTCCTGCATAGAAAAAGATAAAGAGCTAATATTCGTTTTTGTTCTTTTACAATTTAATTCAAGTTGTTTATATAGTTCATTTGATAAAAAATAATCTTCTCCAGAGAACTTTACCTTTTCTCCGTTACTTCTATAGACTTCTTTTCTTATAAGATTATAGTCAGATTTTGAAATTTTCATTATAGGATTGTTGGGATAAAGTTCATCAATTATCCAAACTTGACCAGTTGATTGTATCAATGTATCTAAATCAAAAAAATGAGCCTTCATAATTTAAAATTTGTTACTTTATATCTAATTTGATGTGGTCTACCATCGTCTCTTGAACCTTCGTATGTTTTATCTTTCCATTCCACGCCACCACTTAATTCGTTGTTGAAACTTCTACATTTTGGACATTCTCTGGGTGCTATTTTTTCTTCCTCTGATTCAGTGTTTTTTTCTCTTGGATCTCTTTTTACTGAAATCATTTCTTTTTCGGTAAATGTAAATCTTACTTTACACCACGGATTCCTACAAACGCTTGTTAATTCTTCCATATACTATATATAAAAAAAATAACCCATCTTTTGATGGGTTATTGTTACTTTATCGAATCATATTTTTACTCAATGCAAAATCGTAAAGAGTGTGTAGATTCAACATTCTAATAAATTTATTTTTTACATCGCCAAATGTTTTTGATTTTTTTATAATATTTACTATTAACATGCCAAATTCTTCCTGAAATTCTATATAGCAGTCACTCCAAGGTTTATTATAATTTTCTAAATTTTGCCATTCATCATTTCCTCCTGATAACCAATAAAGTGATTTTTCTGGAGTAATTTTTTCAACTTCTATATCATTTA